GTCGTCTTACTCAGATCACTGGTGGTGTAAACAACGCTGTGCAGACTTACTTCTTGTCCAGTGTTGATCTTGCTGGCGCTGCCGGTACTAATCCACAGAACGGTTCTGTTACTTTACAGCATGCAGTTAAGGACACCTTTGCTGCTGCTCAGCTTGGTTCCGTTGTTGGTACAACAGAGTGGGGTCTTGAGAACTCTGAGCTTATCCCAGAGATCGACATCAAGGTTGATTCTGTGGCTGTCACAGCTCAGACCAAGAAGCTCAAAGCTAAGTGGACACCAGAGTTGGGTCAGGATCTTAACGCCTACCACAACCTTGACGCTGAGACAGAGCTTACCAGCATTCTCTCCGAGCAGATTGCTCTTGAGATTGACCGCGAGATCCTTGCTGACCTCGTTAACGGTGCTCAGGCTTCCGTTTACTACTGGTCCCGCTCCCCAGGAATGTTCTTGAACCGCGAGACAGGTACTGAGATTGGTGCTTCCTCTGCTGCTCCAGACTTCACTGGTACAGTGTCCGAGTGGTATGAGACACTCGTTGAGACCATCAACGATGTTTCCGCTCAGATTCACCGTAAGACTCTTCGTGGTGGTGCTAACTTCGTGGTTTGCGGACCAGAGGTTGCTAACATCCTTGAGTTCACTGCTGGCTTCCGTGCTAGCGTTACTGCTGACGCCGAGACTGGCTCCATTGGTGCTGTTAACGTCGGTAACCTCAGCAAGAAGTTTGATGTCATTGTTGACCCATACTTCCTCCGTAACGTTATCCTCGTTGGTCGTCGTGGTAATAGCTTCCTTGAGAGCGGCTATGTGTATGCTCCATACGTGCCACTCCAGACAACACCAACCATCTTTGGACCTGAAGATTTCGTCCCACGTAAGGGCGTTATGACTCGTTATGCCAAGAAGATGGTTCGTCCAGATATGTATGGACTCGTCGTCTGTCGTGGTCTCATTGGTGAGGCTGGTGCTACTAGCTAATCTTAGCTTAAAATAAAATAGCACAAAGTGAAGCCCTCTTCTTCGGAAGGGGGCTTTCGTTGTTTAGGGGCACTACTTACTCGTGAGTCATAAAGACTTATCCCGTGTTGATGACATGATTATAAACGGAGGGTTACATAATGGGAAATAAAAGAGTAGGCTTGGCTAGAACTCAGGCTTTATTAGAAAATTTGAAAAGAGAGATTGATCTTTCTACTTCCACAATTTTAAAGAATGCGCAATTAACAGTTGCTGAGGAATCTGCAACTTATGGCGCTGGTGCTATTAGCACAGAGGTCGCTCCTTCAACATTTATTCAGAATGTTGGTGGCGACATCATTACAACAATTCAATTGGACTTAACAGGCTTAAAGAAGAAGAGTGATGTTGGCGATGTTATTGGATTAGACGGCGTAAATGGCGCTTACCTTCTTCAATTTCTTTCCGCTACGCACGGAATTCTTTACAAAGTTGAAGTGAGCTGCATTGAGCTTCCAGCTGCTGCCTCAAATAATTTACTTGATTTTGATTTGATTGCTAACAGTTCTGCAACCTTGGCTTATGATGGTGATGCTACATCCGGTGGAACTTCTATTTTCGCTGCTGGTGGTAACTTTGCTTTGGGAACAACAATTCAGAATCTTGCTGTTACTCAGCCAACTAATGCGCACTATGTCTATCTTTGCGATGGAGCTACATCGACAGGTGCTGATACTTTTACAGCTGGTAAGCTTGTTATTAAATTATTTGGAAGAGCTTCTTTCTAATAAATAAATTATAAGTTTGTTAAACCCCAGCTGTTAAGGTTGGGGTTTTTTTGTTATAAAAACTACTTATTATATACAAATGCTTAATATTAGGAGTTTTTTATGGGCAAGAAAAGAAGAATAAGATCAAATAATGCAAAGTTTAGTGCTAAATTTTCTATGCACCCAAAACTAATTAAGGACGAAACTATTGTTGCTAGCGAAATTATTGACTCTGATGTAGATACTGTAAAAAGCGAACCAGCAGTGCAGCTAAAGCCTGTAGAAGAAGCACCAAAAATCGTTGAAACGCCAAAAACAACAAGAAAAAGGCGCACTACTACAAAACCAAAAACAACAACACGAGCACGAAAAACTCGTGCAAAGAAAACAGAAACATAATTTTTTAATTAAAAATTGTTTTGAATAACGAGCCCCCTTTAATCAAAGGGGGTTTTGTTTTATAAAACACTAATTACTGAGAAGGAAACCATTTCTATGCCCACAAGAGATATTTCACCTATATCAGAAACTAGCACTGTTATTCTTAGTTCAACTGGCTCAACAGACGATGTTGCAACTGCTGTTCCATTTGGTATTTATACGGGCTCTGCTGATTTTATAAGCGGAGCATCGCTTCAGGTTGCCTATGTTTTTAAAAAACTAGGCGGCGATGTTGTTGATATTGAGTTAACCCCAGATAATGTTTATTCTGCTTACGAAGAGGCAGTATTAGAATATTCATATATCATTAATTTACATCAAAGCCAGAACGTTATGTCAGATTTTCTTGGCATGACAACAGGAACATTTGATCATCAAGGAAACATTAAGACTGGACCATCAAACGTAAATCTTAAATATCCACGTTTCCAATTTGCATACGCTCGTCGCATTGGTGATGCAGTAGCAACTGCTGCAGGTTTTGGTGGCACTACAAGAATTTATTCTGGATCTTTTACACCAGTAAGAAAGCAACAAGATTATGATTTACAGACCATTTTATCTTCTGCTTCTGGTACAGGCTTAGATGATAAAGGCAATCCTGTTCCATTTTCTGGCGCCATTGGAGATAAGCGAGTTATCATCACAAGAGTTTACTATGTATCACCTAGAGCGATGTGGAGATTCTACGGTTATTACGGTGGTGTAAACGTTGTTGGTAATTATTCAACATACGGTCAATATGCCGATGATTCAACTTTTGAAATAGTTCCTACTTGGCAGAATAAGTTACAAGCAATAATGTATGAGGACTCAATTTATACAAGAACCTCTCACTATTCTTATGAAATTAAAGATAATTTCCTAAGACTATTCCCAAGACCAGATCATTATGGTTTTGGAGAGGGCATTGATGATAGAATCTGGGTGCAATTTTATGTTGACCAGGGTGATGCTTGGGAACAAAATGATAGATATGATGATGGTGTAAATGGTATTAATAATATGAATACTTTACCATTCGATAATATTCCATATGAGAACATTAATGCTATCGGCAAACAATGGATTAGAAATTACGCCCTTGCTCTTTGTAAAGAGATGCTTGGTCAGATTCGTGGTAAATTTACTACGATGCCTATCCCTGGTGAAACTGTAACACTTAATCATTCAGAATTGTTGTCTCAAGCAAAAGACGAACAAGAAAAACTCAAAACACAATTAATGGAAATGCTTGATAAGATGAAGTATATTGATCTTGCTAAGAATGACCAAGAAATGACAGACGCCGCCGCTGCTGCCCTAAAAAATTCACCTCTACCAATCTTCGTAGGATAATTTTTAAATGCCAGACAATAAGTGGAATAGACCTGCTGCGCCCCCTCCTCCGCTCTTCTTTGGTAAGAAAGAGCGTGACTTAGTTAAACAAGTCAATGATGAGCTTATCGAAAAGGTTATTGGGCAACAAATTCTTTATTATCCTATTGATTTAGAAACAACTAGGTTTCATGATTTGTATGGCGAAGCGATTGAGAAAACATTTCTTTCACCAATCAGAGTTTATGCACTTGTAGAGTTTACAGAGTTTTCTACTAAGTATATGGAAAATGTTGGAGTAGATGCTGAGTCTGAAATTCTAGTTCATTTTCATAAACGTAGATTAGAAGAAGATCAAGATTTATTTGTTCGCGAAGGTGACTTTGTTTTGTATGGCGACAAGTATTACGAGATTGTAACCTTAAGTAAACCTAAAAACTTATTTGGGCAAGTAGAGCACTCTTTTGAGATAGCTGCTAAGTGTCGCAAAGCAAGAAAGGGGCTTTTTGATGCCACATAAGATTGATTTTGATTTTGCACAGATTCCTGCAGGAACTGATTTAAAATTAAGTGAAATAGGTATGCTCTCCTCTAGAATTGAAGATATTGATGCATCTATTTTAGAGTGGTTAAAAGAGGATCTTGAGCTTAGTGCAACAACCAATGAGGGCTGGAAGCCTGTGCCAATTTTTTGGCAAACACCTGAAAGAGCTTTCCAAGTAAAAAACAACAAAGATCTTAGAGATAAATCAGGTTCTATTATTCTACCTGTGGTTAGTTTAGAAAGAACAGGTATAACAAAAGATCCAACTAGGAAAGGTGGCTACCAAGCTCATAAATATTCTGATGATAAAAACGGTAGAACCGGAAGAATGGTAATCGCTAAAAAGATTGTTCAAGATAAAACAAGAAACTTTGCGGTTGTCGGTAACACAAGAAGAAATAACTTTACTTCCGGACAAAACCAACAGTATTTTCCTAGAACTAATAAAAAGATTGTTGTTAAAACACTATCCATACCCATTCCTGTTTATATCAATGTTGATTATAAGATTATTCTTAAGTCTGAATATCAACAACAAATGAATGAAATGTTAGCTCCTTTTATGACAAGAACAGGACAAATTAATTCTTTTGTTCTTAGAAGAAATGGGCATTTATATGAGGTTTTTATTGAACAAGGCTTTACTCATAATAACAATGTTAGTAATTTAGGAGAAGATCTCCGAATGTTTACATCAGAAATTAACTTTAAAGTTTTAGGCTATCTTATAGGAGAGGGCGAGAATGATGATCGCCCTATTGTTAGAGTTGAAGAAAACATTGTTGAGGTATCATATCCAAGAGAGAGCACTATGGTTAAGGGTGAAGACGGTTTCTATACGATTACTTCATAATACCCAAGTTGATTTTATCAGTTAGTATAGACTTTTGAATTACAAAATACTATTTAGATTATAGTTGTGACAATTTTTATAGCGCAATTTACAGAGAGGAAAATAAATAATGTCGGTAAAGAATTTTAAATTTGTATCTCCTGGTGTTTTTATCAATGAAATTGATAATTCTTTTAGACCTAGAGAAAACGATGCAATCGGGCCAGTTGTTATTGGTAGAGCACAAAGAGGACCAGCTCTTAGACCTGTCACTGTTCAGTCCTATTCCGATTTTCTAGAGGTTTTTGGTGACACTGTTGCAGGCGGTGGCTCTCCTGAAGGAGATGTTTATCGTAAAGGCAACACTATGTCTCCAATGTATGGAACATATGCTGCTAAAGCATTCCTCAATGCTAATGTTGCTCCTCTCACATACATTCGTCTCTTGGGCGAGCAAGATGCTAACAACACTAGTGATTTAGATGCTGAAGCCGGTTGGCAAACACACAACGGCACAAACGCTACTAACCCTGTTAAAGGTTCTAGCGCTGGTGGTGCTTTTGGTTTTTGGATTGCTCCTTCTTCTTCAAATGGTGCGTTTCGCACTAGTGCAAACGGCGAATTCCGTTTAGGTGGCATTATTTATGTTGATTCTGGATCTGTGCAGTTAAATGGAACTGTTGCAGGAGACGCCGGTGCTCCTGACACCGCCCAAGGTTCTTGTACTTTAATTGAGTCTGATGCAGCCGGTAATTTTAAGCTTCGCATTGCCGGCAACACAGATGGCAATAAAGACTTTACAGTTAACTTTAACTCTGACAGTGAGTTTTACATCAGAGACGTTTTAAATACTAACCCTCAGCTTGTTACAACAAAGGGTGAGTTTTATCCTTCAGGCTCTTTTAAAGATTATTGGCTTGGTGAAACTTATGATCAGTTCTTAAGAGATAATAGTCTTCAAGGTGGCGGCTCTACAACATTAGTTGGCTGCATCACTGGTCTTGCTTCTGGTTCTGCAGCAACTGTGGGTCCACATAATATGAAAGACGCACCGTATCAAAACGCTGTTGCTGGATGGTTTATTGGTCAAGATTTGGGACTTTACTCAAGCTTTAATCCTGCTAATGCTCCAAAACTATTCCGTCTTATTGGTTTAGAAAATGCAGAGTCTTTACATAAAAATGTAAAAGTTTCTATTGGAAGAATTAGAGCCTCTACGAGCACATCTAACAAGTATGGAACTTTCTCTGTCATCTTAAGAGCAATCGGTGACACTGATAACAATGTTGTTGTTTTAGAAAGATTTGACAACTGTAACTTAGATCCTTCATCCCCTGATTATCTTGGTCGTAAGATTGGTGATAAGTATGAGAGATGGGACACAACAGAACGCAGACTTAGAACTTATGGTGATTATGAAAATCAATCTAAGTATGTTAGAGTGGAAATTGATACAGATGTTGAAGCGGGTGCCACTGATCCTGTGTTATTGCCATTTGGCTACTTTGGTCCTCCAAAATTTGATGATCTCTTCATGGAAGCTCTTACTGGTAGTAACCTTAGAAATTCTGACAACTCGTTTATTAGACTTGGCGAGACTGTGCCAGGAGCGCCATTTACAGGCACTGGCACTGGAGCGTTTTTATTATCATCCTCGTATAATACTTCAAGTGCTGATTTTAGATTCCCAGAGGTTAGACTACGTAGTTCTTCTGTGGATGGTGGATTAACTGATGCAAGAAATGCATATTTCGGCATGCAAACAACAAGAGACGCATCTTCCACTTTCTCTGATGAAGGTATCGGCGATTATCACAGATTACCTTACATTGACTTAGCGCAGACTACAAACGTTGCACAAGATGTTTCAAGTGGTACTTTCGGCGGTCTTGCCAACTATTGTTATATCTTTACTTTAGACAATGTTCGCTCTTCCTCGGCTGGTATTTATAACTATGAATCTGGCTCTAGAACTGCAGGAACAAGTATTACAGCAGATGGCGGTAACACATACTCCACATTATTAAATGCTGGTTATGACAAGTTTACTGCTCCATTCTTTGGTGGATTTGATGCTCTTGATATTAAAAAGCCAGACCCATTCTACAACCTTGGAATGGCTTCAGGTGCCGAAACCACAAACTATGCTTACTATACTATTAAGAGAGCGCTTGACACCGTGGCAGATCCAGAGTACATTAATATGAACACTCTAGTTGTGCCTGGAATAACAAACACCAAATTAACAACTCATGCGATTAACGTTTGTGCAGAGCGTGGCGATGCCATGGCTCTTATTGACTTGCCAGATGTTTATATCCCATCTCACGAGAGATACTACGCTGACAAGACAAATAGAATTGGAACTACGCCAACTAACGCTGCAACTGCCTTAAGAGATCGTAGAATCGATTCTAGCTATGGCGCAACTTTCTACCCTTGGGTTCAGACAAGAGATGAGTCATCTGGCAAGCTTCTCTGGATTCCTCCAACTGTCGCTATGTTGGGTGTTTTAGCAAGCACAGAGAGAAACGCAGCTGTTTGGTTTGCTCCTGCAGGATTCAATCGCGGTGGTCTTACTGATGGTGCTGCTGGCATTCCTGTCACCAGTGTTTCTGAAAGACTTTCCTCTAAGGAAAGAGACACACTTTATGAGGATAGAATTAATCCTATCGCTTCTTTCCCATCCTCCGGCATTGTTGTCTTTGGACAGAAGACTCTTCAAGAGCGCGCATCTGCGCTTGATAGAATTAATGTTCGTCGTCTCGTTATCTTCCTTAAAAAGCAGATTTCTATCGTTTCTACACAGGTTCTCTTTGAGCAAAATGTGCAAGATACTTGGAACAGATTTAAGGGCTTAGTTGAGCCTATCTTGGTTGATGTTCAAGCTAGGTTTGGTATTACTGGTTATAGACTCATTCTTGATGATACAACCACTACACCAGATCTTGTTGACCAGAATGTCCTTTATGCGAAAATTATGGTTAAGCCTGCTCGTACGATTGAGTTCATTGCAATTGACTTTGTGGTTATGAACACTGGTGCTTCTTTCGACGATTAATAAACTTTTGTGAGGGTGAAATTCCCTCACATATACTATTTAAGTATAGAACATTTATAGGAGTTCACACAAATGGCATTTTGGTCAAATGATTTCACTGAAAAGAAAAATAGAGATCCTAAAAGAAAATTTAGATTTACCGTTAGTTTTAGCGGTTTCCAGAAAGATGGAGGTTTTATTTGGTATGCCAAGACAGCCGATAAGCCAACTTTCACACTTGCAACTGCAGAGCATAATTATTTAAATCATAAATTTTACTATCCTGGAACTGTTACATGGAATGAGGTTAGCATTACCATGGTTGATCCAACGGATCCACACGCTGCAGCAGCATTATCTCAAATTTTAATGAATAGTGGATATAAACTCCCAGCTACTCCAGCCGCAGATCAAAGATTCACTATCAATAAACATAAAGCTGTTAATGCTTTGCAGCAAGTACAAGTGGCTCATATTGATGCTGAAGGTAAGCCATTAGAGACATGGACACTTTGGAATGCATTCATTACTGAGGTCAACTATGGCTCTTTGGAGTATGGATCTGATGACCTTTCTGAGTTAACTGTTAAGTTAAAATATGACTGGGCAAGATTGGAAATTGATGGTTCTGTTGGTGTTAATGATTATGTCAAAAATTCAGCTGGCAACGCTGAGAATGTATTCTTTGGTGTTGAAGCCGAATAAAATAACATAGAGGTGTAATTTGAGTAGAAATAGAGAACGCTCGGGGGCAAAAAAGAGTATTAGCCCCCCTCCTTCTACGAATGAAAATAACGAAAGTGGTGCTTTTTCCTTTGTTGTCCCCACTGAATTCGTAGAACTCCCTTCAGCGGGTAGGTTTTATCCACAGGGACATCCACTACACAATCAATCAACGATTGAAATTAAGCAGATGACAGCAAAAGAGGAAGACTTGCTTACCTCTCGTGCTTTGTTAAAAAAAGGTATTGCTTTAGATAGATTGCTCGCCAGTATTATTGTTAATAAGGCTGTTAGACCAGAGCATCTATTAGTTGGTGATCGTAACGCGATTTTGATTGCTACTAGAATATCTGGGTATGGGCCAGACTATGAAACAAAAATTGTTTGTCCTTCTTGTGGAGAAAATCAAGAATATTCTTTTGATTTAGCTGATATCGGTAATTACGATGGCACTGATTTATTGGATGAAGAAGCAACAGATAATGGAAATGGCACTTTTACTGCTTTAATGCCAAAAACAAAAGTAGAGGTTACTTTTAGATTACTGAATGGCAGTGATGAGAAGAATCTTCTTACCCAATCAGAAAGCGCTAGAAAATCTAAAAGAAACGAAAACAATGTCACAAGACAACTTAAGCAAATGATAGTCGCGGTTAACGGAGATACATCCCAGCAATCAATTAATTATTTTTCTGAGAACATGCCATCGATGGATGCACGACACTTAAGGTATGTATACACAATCGCGTCACCAAATGTTGACATGTCACAAAATTTTGAATGTAACTCTTGTGGCTATGAGCAAGAATTGGAGGTGCCACTTACGGCGGACTTTTTTTGGCCTGACCGATGAATACATGCAAAATATCTATGAGCAGTTCTTCTTTTTAAAATACTCTGGTGGGTGGTCTTTTACTGAAGCTTATAATTTGCCAATCGGATTGCGCGAATGGTTTGTTAAAAGACTAATTAAACAATTAGAGGCAGAGAAAGAAGCCATAGAAAATGCATCGAAAGGCGGTAATCAAAATACACACACGTTAAGTGCTTTTAATCAGCCAAGCGTGCCTGATCGTCTTAGATAATTTAGACAAGGCTTTCCGCCTTGTCTTTTTTGTTTTTTAACTATTTACAGTTAGGTAAAAAGAGGGCTATTAAGTGGCAATAGACAGAAGCAAACTTACTCTTGATCAATTAAGAGAACTCAACAGGCTTGAAGTAGAAGCTAGAGAATTGCAAGAGCAGGGGCTAAAGCTAGATGATGAAAAGCTAGACAAACTTAGAGAACTTCAAAGACTAGCCAACAATTCACGTAGGGTATCAGAAGAAGAGATCGAGACTCTTAAAGAAAAAGCCGAGCTTTTAAGGAGTGCGATTCAAGCCGGTAATGAAGATTTTGCCAACAAGCAAAGAATCTTAGAACTAGCTAGAGTAGAAGAAAAACTATCTGGTTCCGTGTTAGAAAACATAAGAGATAAAATGTTTCTTCATGCCAAAGAAGAAGATCTCTTAGCGTCACTCAGCGACTTTGAAAAAGAAATACTTGAAAAAACAAAAGAAAAGCTAGATGTTGAAGAGCTATCATATGAAATGGTTCAAAGACAGGTAGAGGCTTCCCAAAGAGCAGAAAGATCATCCAAAAAACTACTTGAATTAGCATTTAAAAGGTCCCCTTTAGAAGATAGAATTTTAGATATCGCCACAGATCTAAATAATGTCTTGGTGGATCAACGTGTTGGACAACTTGCCTATAACCAAGCCTTAATTAAAACTGATCAAATGATGCAATCTTTGTATCGTTCATCAGTTGATGCTATGTTTAAGATGGATCAGGCAATGTCTGATTTTAACAAGCAATTCGCTTTTGGTGATCCAAGGTATTCTAATCAAATCAGAGATACCTACACAGAAATGAATGAGTTTGGTGTCACAATAGAGAGAGCAACAAAAGCACAAAACGCTCTAATGAATTCTGTTACAGATTTTACTTTAATTTCTGCAGAGCAACAAAAAGCACTTAGGGACTCAACTGTTCTTGCTGAGGGCTTGGGTGTCTCAACGGAGGCTGCCGCCAAGGGCGCCCAAAATAGTATGAAATTCTTTAGCCAAACCGGAATGGGTGCAGCAAATGTAATGGGTGAATTATATGCTACTGCAGGGGCTCTAAATATCAGTCAAGCAACAATGGCAGAAAAGTTTGCATCAGCAGGCGGAGAATTAGCTAAATTTGGAAAGAATGGTGTCAAAGCATTTAAAGACTTAATGCATATTTCTAAGATTACCGGATTGGAGATGGAAAAAGTATTAGGCATTGTTAATAAATTTGACACTTTTGAGGGTGCGGCAGAGCAAGCTGGCAAATTAAACGCTGCTTTGGGCGGCAACTTTGTTAATGCTATGGATCTTATGATGTCCACTGATCCAGCAGAACGATTCAATATGATTAGAGACTCTATTCTTAACGCTGGACTAACTTTTGATGATATGAGTTATTATCAGAAAAACTTCTACAAAGAAGCCTTGGGTCTTTCGGATGTTGGTGATTTGGCTTATATGCTATCAGGTAATATGGATCAATTAGCGGGTGCTACCAATAAGAGCGCTAAAGAGCTAATAGAGCAAAAAGAACAAGCACAAATAAACATGAGCATCCAAGAAAAATTTAATGCTCTTATTGCAGACAATTCAGAGTTGTTTTTAGGACTTGCAGATACTTTACAAAAAATTATGACTCTTATGGTTGAAAATGCCAATATAGTTAAAATGTTTATTGGAGTTTTAGTATCATTAAGAATTGTTTCTTTTGCTGTTGCAACAGCTCAAATGTTTCAGGCAGCTGCTAATTTGGCAGTTGGGAAAACTAGTAAAATTGCACGCGGCGGTCTTTTTCTTATGGCTGGAGCGTTAGGGGGTCTGGCTGCTGGCTTAATGATGGCTTCTCCGTCTCAATTGGTAATTGCTTTGTTTGCTTTAGCAGGCGCTTTTATTGCTATTAGAAGACCTGCAACGCAAGCAGGAGTTTCATTACAGGCTGCTGTTGGTCCGATGTTGGCTCTTGGTGGTGCTGTATTGATGATAGGATCTGGAGTTGCTGTTGCTGCAGCAGGATTATCATTATTAGTTGAATCTTTCTCTGGATTGGGCGATGCTGCTCCTTACGCTGCCGCAGCAGTAATAGGGTTTACGGTGGCATTTGGTATATTAATTGGCGCACTAATTGCATTGGTTGCGGGACCACAAGCAGTGGTTACTGGTGCCGCAATTGGTGTTTTATTGTCAATTGGAGGAGCTGCCCTTATGATAGGTTCTGGTATGGGCATTGCTGCAGCTGGTATTTCATTAATTATTAGCTCAATGTCTAAGGTTATTGATAGTGCGACAGCATTTACTCAATCATTAACACAATTAGCAGGGCTTAGTTCTGATTTTGCAGTTGTCGCTGCTGAAATTGAGAACATTGCTAGCGCTGTGGCTAAAATACCTGAAAACAAAGCTGTTGCTTTCACATCTTTAATGACCGCAACAACCGTTGCAGCAACGACGGCAGGAACAACAGCCGGCGCAGCTAATATTGCTGCTGCTGCCGGAGGCACCGTTAATAACGCAGGCACAAGCAGGGTTGCAACCAACCAACCAATAGAGGTTAAGATAGATAAAGACACATTAGCAAAATTCACTCTTAAGGTTATCAGTGATAAACAAGTGGAAGTTTATGCTTCTGCTGCTACAGGATAATAAAATGGCATTTTTCAACCACAAATCATATAAAAACCCAGGCGACGATAGTGGATATTCTCCTTTAACTGACGCCATGGCAAACCAAGGTATGACCATTGGCTTCCACCACGTTTTAAGTGGAAAAGAGTTGTATTTTAAAGCTTTTTTAACATCATTTAACGAGACTTTCAGTTCTGATTGGGCTTCTGAATCGGTTTTTGGCAGAACAGACCCAATTTATACTTTTAGATCAACAACACGAAAAATATCACTTAATTTTAAAGCTGTCGCTGAAAGCGAGGGTGAAGCTTATGAGAATTTAGCAAAAGTACAGAGATTGATACAATTTCAATATCCTGCATATACAGAATTAGAGTATAGCAATGAAGGAGATATTGAAAAAACATCTGCCAATACAATAGCCCAATCTCCTCTTGTTAGATTAAAAATGATGAACTTTGTGCAGAAAGACTTTGAGGGAAACCTGGATATCACAAATAACACAAGCTTATATGATGCTTATATATCTTACTCTGGGGCATCATTAGGCTTATTAGGGTTTATTGATTCTTTAACAGTAAATCACAACTTAGAAAATATGGATAACGGCACAATTGAAAAGATATCTGAAAATGGAACACAAGGATCCGGAGCAACTGTCTTACCTAAATTTATAGAAATAAATATGGGCTTTAGTCCTATTCACGAATCACCGATTGGGTGGAAGTATGATAATGAAAAAGATGATATTGTTTTTATGTCTGACACATTTCCATATAATGCAAGATTAGGAGAAACAGAGATTAAAAATGAAGCCTTTGGAAGCACATCAACATCAGATCCAGATTCTTCTTTAAGCGCACAAGAAGTTTCTGATGAAGCTGCCGAGTCAACCGAAACGGGTGAGGGTGCTCAGCTCTCAGCAGAGGAAATACTTGATCTCTATCCGGGAATAGTATAGGATAATAACGTATGCCAACAAGATATACAAAAGTTAGAAGAATTAACAATAACAGCGAATATTATGAGCCGTTAAGACAATCAAGAGACAAAAAGAATATTGTGCAATACGCAACAACACGTCTTAGAAATCCTACCAGAGATGATCGTAGGGCTATTGATACAACAAGGCATATTTGGAAGCTGGGTGATCGTTTCTACAAATTAGCAGATCAGTTTTATGGTGATGCTGGTTATTGGTGGGTTATTGCTTGGTGGAATTCATATCCAACAGAAGCAACATTAAGAACTGGTGATATGATTTTTATTCCTTTAGATTTAAATGCTACTTTAAGAGCTTTAGGTATTTGAAATGGGAATTTTTGATAAATCTACAGAGAAAGAAGAGCAAGATGAAGCTGTAAAGAAAAATAGGCCAAGTATCGATGCACCCACTAATCCCGATGATTTTGGTGATGCTAGAGACTCTTTTAATGAAAATTATGATAGAACTTATAAGCGCGCCACTGGCGGTAGCTTTAGTCTCCCCAAGAAAGATGATCCAGTAGCCTTAGCTGCTTACAAAGGATTTACGTCTGCTTTTAATGAATCTAGAGAGACCATAGCTGAAACCACCGATGATAAAGTGCCCGAAAACTTAGCTGATTATTTAAAAGAAAGGGGAACACAATCCGGAGCCATTTATTTGGCTGCTATGGAAAAGTTAGATGAATACGTAGAACAAATTTCTGCTGCCTGTAGAAGTGGTGGAAATGAGTTTCCAGAGAATATTCAGACAATATTAAATCAACAAAGCTTTAATCCTTGCCAAGACCACTCCGACTATGCAGCAAAATTCGCACAATTAATGGAAGAATTAGGAGAGGAAGCCTTTTCAGAAGCCCTTGGCGAAAAATTACCAGAGATAATGGCTAGTTACCGCCTTGGGGCAGTAACATCAACAGAAGATGAAATTGATGAAGCTAAATC